CGTGGTTGGTACCAGCTCGACACTCTTATCCGTGGCAGGTGAGGAGTTGTTGAAGCGCAGCAATGGTGCCATTACGCCAGTTGTGATAGCTCTAGAGGGGTTTACGCATGGATCAAGCTATCTCCCGACAGCTTTGATGCACATTGCGTCAGCCAGAGCCTCACTCCCCGTAGGGATTACCATACACTTCTTGTACAACATGCTTGTAGCCACTCCGGTGTCATCGTACGTGCCGTCGAATGGTATCAGGCGAGATGTGTGTGTAGATGAGTACAGCCTTCGGCCGAATGAGGAGATTGTTGACGAGAACAAACTGACTCACAAGGCCGGGTGCCCCACTGTTGGCAGACTGACTTGTCAGGATGCCGGTGTAGCCTATTACTTTAGGGCAATAGGAGTTGACACAGTGGTGGTGGATGTCTTCCGCTCTTGCATATGCAATGAGCGTGCTGCAGTCATGTCTCGCGTGACTTCAGTTAACAACGGTGAGCGAGAATGTTGGCGTAGATGGTTCGCCGATGCAACAAAACTGGGTGCGGTTCCTGAACCGTGCCCGGAAAGATGGTTGTCCAACCAGTCAAGTGCTTCTCGGGGACTTATCCAAAACGATCCGAGTAACGCGACACTGAAACGCAATTCAAAGGTGATGAAGGCGTTTATTAAGAGGGAGAAGGCGGTTACCTCAGTTGACAACCAGGCCATCAAACAAAACCCTGCCCCCAGGATAATTCAGGGACGCTCTGTAGAGATCAAGCTAGCCACAGGACCATGGACATGGGCCTTTGGAAAGCGTTTGGGTGATGTCTACAATAAGGAGCAGAACATGTTTTACACTGGAGGGTCGTCTGCCGAAGAGATTGGAGAATTCTACGACAGAATACCTGTTGATTTACAAGGTGCTGAATGTGGGTCAGAAGGGCCAGGGTGGGTTGCAATTGACTGCAGTCGATGGGACAGGTCCGTTGGGCCCAGTGTAATGTTAGGCTTGCTCGAAGCTTACAAAGAAGCTGGTGCTCCACGGCACTGCCTTGAAGCATTCAATGACAGGCACAAAGTGCGAATTGGGGTTACCTCACACGGGTGGCAATACTCAAGGTGCGCACAAGTGTCCTCCGGCGATGGCGACACATCGTGTGGTAATAGTTACGCTCACTTGGTGATGCTGGAAGCGTGTGTTGCGGTGCTCGCTGCAGCAGTTCACGGAGATGATGCTATAATCTATACCAACGATGTCGAGTCAGTGCTGGAACATTACAGGAATGGAGGCTTCAAACCGGTATTGGCGCCGGATGTTGACTTTTGCAGTTCCTTGTTGTGGCCAACCGATTCAGGATCGGTGTTGGGTCCGAAGGTTGGGCGGTTCTTAGCAAAGACATTTTACTGCACACACAAATTTGACGGGGGTTACTTACCTTGGCTCAAAGGCGTGTGTTTGTCTTTAATGAGGTCTTGCTCATTTGTGCCGATACTTCGGGTCCTCATACCACGGCTGTTACATCTCTGCGGGGATGTTGATGCCTGGTATGAAAAGTCTTACAAGTACAAATCACTTGCCACACAGTCGCATGATTTGTGCGAAGACACTTGGGTCTTCTTCACTCAGAGATACGGTCTCTCTGAAGCAGATGTCGTCTGCATGGAAGAGGAGGCAGTGAGTGTCCCCCTAGGTCACACCTTCGTGGGTGACCAATGGGTGTCTCTAGTAAGAAGAGACATGCTCTAGTCCAGAGCAACACGTCACTCGTGCCCTAACTGTTGGTAATAGGCACAATGGAAATTTCGATCCTTGCGTGAGGAGAATGCTGCACCCTTTATATGTAGTAGAGCCAACACCGTGATTTAATCACATGCGCCACTTTGGCAC